TGGTGGCCGCCGTCATCCTGGGCATCATTCAGTCATTCCTGGACGAGTAGACCGCCGCCGCCCAGCAGGAGCGGCATGCCGTAGGGCTGCAACAGCCCATAGCGCTCCTGGGGGTTGCGAGGCGTCAGTGCCCTGGGCAGGTTGGTTGCGCCGCGCTGCATCAGCGACAGCGTCACGTTGTTCAGCGGAGCGTTGATCAGCTCCTGGCCGAAGGGCACCTTCGACGCAACTGGTCTCACGAACTTGGACACGCCCTGCAGCAGTCCGGCGGCCCCCGCGGCCGTGTTCGAGTTGTTCACCGCAGAGCCCCGCGGCTGGAATGTCTCAACGGTGCCCACTTGGCCGATGGCCCTGATCTGCGCAAGCTCCTCGGCGTCGAAGAACAGCCGCAGCTTGCGATCTCCGATCTCTGAGACGGCGCGGCTCCAGTTCCGGCCTGACATGCTGCCGGTGGCCGCGCTGTTGCCTTTACCGATTGCAGCGTCCTGCAGGTGCTGCATCAGCGCGCCGCGCACCGCGTTCCTGGCGCTGGGGTCGCCGTTGATCTCGGCGGCCAGCTTGGAAACCTGCTCGAAGCCCCCGCGCGTGCTGGACGCGCCGATGATCTGCGAGCGGACGAAGCTCTCTGCGTTGTTGCCGCCGAGGGCAGCCTCGATGCCTGGCGCGCTTTCCTGCCAGCCCATGCGCTGGCTGTGGCTGGCCCGGGCGGCGTCAAGCGCGTCGAGCAGACCGCGCGGCGCCTGGTCGGCCGCGCGCAGGGTCTCAGCACCCGCCTGGCTCACCACTTGGCCGCCGCCGAACTGGCGCTTTTCGGGAGCGATGGACATGCCTTCCAGCGTGTCTCGCACGATCTTCAGCGCCGCCTTCTCCCGCCCACTTGCCCGGCGCGACGCGTCGGCCAGGTCGCTCTTGAGGTTGTCCAGCACGTTGATGTTCCAGGGCACATCGAACGTCTGCCCGTTCCTGGTGACCTTGCCCGCGCTGATGGTGTCCAGCGTCTGCATGATGTCGGCCGGCACGCTTGAGAGGCGGTTCTCAGCATTCAGCGCACCGTAGACACGCTGGATGACGCCGCGCTCGAGCGGCACGTCGCCGCCACCGAGTTCGCGGGCGCGGTCGTACAAAGCCGTGGTCTGAGCCTTCAGGCGGGCGTCTTTCGACCGGATCGGCGCCATGGCTGCCGTCCCCGTCCCCAGGTCATCAGCGACCGGACCAAGGCGCTCCATTGCGTCCAGCAGGCCGCGGTTGTTGCCTTGTGCGATCTGCGGCAACTGCGCCTCTTGCATGCCGGTCGCCGCGGCGAACCGCATGGCGTTCTGCTCTGCCGTCACGTCGAAGGGGTCGAGCGACAGCCGGCCCCGCGTCGGGGTCAGCCCGAGCAGTCGGTACTGAGCAAGGCGGCCCAGCGCAGCCTCGTCGAGCGGCCCTTGGCGCATGGCCTTGGTGGCGTCCTCCATCAGAGAGCGCTTCATCGCCAGGCTCATCTCCTGGATATCGATGCCCTGGGACTGCAGCACTGCCGTGACCTTGGCCTCGACATCAGCCGGCCGCGTCGCAGCTCGTCCGGCGAGTGCCCTGCTCGCGCCTTGCAGTCCCTGCACTGCTCCGCCAGCCAGAAGGCCGCCCGTCAGCGACGAGCCGAACTGCCCGAGCCACCCGGCTCCGGATTGTTTGGCCTGCTCACCTGCGGCCCCACCGCCAGCGCCGGCGGCCACCTGCGCGACCGGGTTGGCAGCCATCCCGGCCGCGACGCGCCTTGCGCCGCCAGTCAGGCCACGCGAGGCCACGTCGGCGAGCTTCGCACCGGCGCCAGCGCCGGTACCGAACTCCAGCGCCTGCCCTACGATGGATTCGGTGGGCGTCTGCGGCTCCGGCAAGCCCAGGTATCGCGTCAAGGCAGCGTCGACGGTGGGCAGCGTTGGCTGGAACCGTCGCCCCTTTTGCTTGCCGGTGATGAGCTCGGACAGATTCGGCGAGCGCAGGTTGTGGTACAGGTCCATGCCGGCATTTGCCACGCCGCCGAGCGCATCCGCGCCCATGGCCGGTAGTGCGAGTGCGCCCTTCAGCACGCCGCGCGCTGTCAGTCCGGCCTGCGCGCCCATGTTGCCGTTGGTGTAGGCCTTGGGCGCCGGCTGGAGAGCAAAGGCCTTCTCGGCCGCTGCGCGCAGTTGTTGGGGGGTGGCGTTCTCTGGCCCTTCAATCTCGACCATGCGCCCGTCAGGCCCGCGCACCTCGTAGGTGGCTCTCATTTCCTGCGCACCACGAAGCCGTCGCCGAGGTCCTGGCCTTGCCAGCCCGCGATGTCTCCCACCACCGGGTTCTGTGCGATGAACTGCGCCGCCTCTTCCATGAAGCCGCCGTCCAGCTTTCCGTTGCGCCGCTCGTAGTCCCGGGCCTTGCTGGCCAGGGCCATGTCGCGGTTGAGAGCCGCGCGCATCGTCTTCGTGATGGCGGCACGCCCCTCCGCGCTCTTCGACAGGTCAGGCACCTGCAGCAGGAAGTTGTCGAAGTCCTTGTCCGTCATCTGGCCTGTGCCCGGCTGACGGAAGCCGCCCGCGATCTCGCGCGAGAGCGCCTGCGCCGCTTCCTTGTTGCCGAGCTTCGGGTCGATCTTCAGCCCCATGCTGTTGGCCATGCTGGCCACCTCGGCACCCAGAGGCGCCAGCCTGCCGCCGTCGACGCCGTCTAGCAGCTGCGTCATGCGCTCCAGCTTGCGGATCTGCTGCGGGGCGTTGTAGCCGGCGCGGGTGATGTTCTCCATGGCGTCGGAGAAGGACTTGCCCTGCGCCGAGCTGTAGGCGTTCTCGAAGCGCTGGCCGGCATCGACGCGCACGCGCGTGGCGCCCGCCTGCTTCATGCCCGTCATCCACGGGTTAAAGCCAGGGTTCTGCTGCCCGTACTGGAACTCGCGCACCGACGATGGGAGGTCTGGCTGCTTCGGGTTCGCGGCGAGCTGGCGCCCGCTCTTGGTGACCAGCATGCCGCCCTCGGCCAGGGCCACAGGGGTCTCGTCCTTCTGCAGCATCTGGCGGAGTGCCATGCCCCTGTCGAAGTCGATCCCCATCAGGTCGTTCTGGAAGCCGGCCATGTCGAAGCCGCCCGCGCCCATCTTGGGCACCAATGCCGCCGCGGCGTTGGTGGGCCCGGCCTGGCCACCAGCACCAGCCGCGGCGCTCATCGCTGCCTGTTCGGGTGACTGCATGCGGCGCTGCTGGGCGGCGCGGATCTGCTGCCTCTGCTGCTCAGCCTCCTGGGCCTGGCGCACCTGCATTTCCTGCATCTGTCGCTGCAGGTTCTGCTGCTCGCGCTGGGCCTTTTGTGCCGCGGCCTGCTGGTAGCCCAGCAAGCCCTGCTGCCCCGCGCTGGACAGTGATTGCGCGAAGCTGCCGCGTGAGCCCAGCAGGCCCAGCCCAAGCTGCAGCAGCCCCTGCGTGCGGGGATCGTCGAAATCGGTGCCAAGAGACAGGCCCATGGTCAACCTCCGTTGAAGAATCGGCCGGCGCCGAAGGCCTGCCGGGGCTGCACCGCGGCCGGGTTGTTGATCGACGGCTGCCATTGCTGGGCGCCGGGCTGGATGCCCATCTGCAGGCCGCCAGTCCACTGCATAGGCTCGCCGGTGAATGTGTTGCCACCGCCGCCACCAGAGCCGCCGTCGCCCTGCGTAGCGCCCAGCAGGCCGCCAGCGCTGGCCACCAGAAGGCGCGCCAGCTGCGGGTTTTGTCTCAGCCATGACAAGGCAGGGCCGGAGAGCTCGCCCAGGGCATCCACGCCGCCGGCGACGTTCGCGCCGGCGTTGGCCAGGCCCGGGCTACCCGTGGCGTCGATGATCCCGTCGTAGGTGCCGGTCTGGTTTCCCGACATGCCCTCGCCGTAGTTCTGGCTGGGGCGGTAGGGGTCGGCGCCGCCTCCCGAAGGGCCAGCACCGTCGCCGCCGGCGCTCAGAAGGCCACCACCGGCCCCGGCCTCGACCAGCCCAGGGCCGCCGCCGGCAGTGGCGCCAGGGGGCGCCGAGCCGTTCACGGTGATGGACTGCGACGGCGTTGTGCTCACCGGCCCGGCGATGCTGTCGAAGCCCATCAGCGCGTCCAGGCCGCTGTTGCCAGCGCCCACCACCGCGTCGGCTGCAGCGTTCGCGCCGTAGCCGGGCGTGTTGTACATCGAGTCGATGGCAGCCGGCGTGAGCTGCTGGCCGCCTGGCGCTGCCATCTGCAGGCCCGCGGCTGCGCTGCCGGAGCCCACAGCACCAGCACCGCCACCACCACCGCCGAACGTGGAGCCCTCGACGGCGCCGGTGTTGAGGTAGTCGGCCATTGGATCCACGCCGGCCGGGCTTCCGGTCCACCCCTGGCCTTGCAGGCCTGCCGAGATGCCGCCGCCGATGCCGCCCATGACGGCACCGCGCAGCGCAGCGTCTCCGTCGCTGCCGCTGGCCAGTGCGCTGCCACCGCCCAGCGTTGCACCAGCCGCCGCACCGCCGGCGATGCCGCCACCGGCCGCAGCGCTGATGGCCGGGCCCAGGTAGGGAGCTGCGACCCAGGCCGCGGCGGTGCCGAGCGCCTGGCCGTACTCGGTGTTCGATGACTGCTGGCGGAAGCGTGTCGGGTCGCCCTGGGCGACGTACTCGCCGGTTGCGGGGTCTTGGGCATAGACCACCCGCATCTGCGAATACTTGTCTTTGCCCGGGTCTTGCAGCGTCGCAGCGAAGCGGCCGTCGCCCAGGTCTTCGACCTTGTTCCACTTGGATTGGTAGGCACCGAACTCGCCCTGGCCTTGCTCCCCGAAGACCTCGGGGTTCACGTTCCACGTCGTCACGTCGCGCGGCCCGCCCATGTCCTGGCGGTTGGCGTTGCCGCCGGAGCCGCCGCCAGCAAACACCTGCTGCGTCTGCGACTTGAAGGCGTTCGAGGGCAGGCGCTGGAACTGAGGGAAGCTGCCCTGCGCAAGGGCCTGCGCGGGCAGCGCCGCGGCGAACTGCGGCGAGCCCATGCTCAGCCCCATGGTCGGCGGCATGCTGGGCGGCATCGAGCCGTAGACCTCTTGGGCCGCGCCGCCATGCTCGTCCTGCATCCAGCCATCGAGGAAGCGCATCTCAGCCCCCGATCAGCCGCATGAGCTGCGCGAACGTCAGCGCACCGCCCAGGCCCTGCGCGAAGCTGCTGGCACCAGGTTGCTGCTGCGTCGTCGTGCTGCCGGGGTTGAAGCTCCCCAGGGCCCGGCCCATCACGTCGAGCTGCTGCTGGGGGTAGGCGCGCGACTCTTGGAACCGCTGGTACGCGTCGTTCAGCCCCTGCTGGTTCTGCCCCTGGTACGCACCACCGGCCTGCACCAGGCGGTCGATGTCGTTGTAGTCCTGCTGCGCGAAGCTCGGGGCCATGCCCAGGGCCTGCATCAGGCGGTTCTGGTTATTGCCGTACATCTGATCATTGCGGCCCGCGAAGCTCTCGCCCATCTGGCCGTTGAACTGCTGGGCCTGCATCTGGCGGATGAGGTTGTTGTCCTGCGTGCCCGAGTTGAACTGCTGGGCTTGCATGTTCCGGCCGGCCGCCGCTTCGCCCAGCCCGGCGTTGAACTGCCCGGCTTGCATGCGCCGCCCGAGGTTCTCGCTGTTCAAGCCGCTGTTGAACTGCTGCGCCTGCATGGAGCGGCCGGCAGCCGATTCGTTCAAGCCGGCATTGAACTGCGCCAGGCCCATGCCGCGGTTGAGGTTGTTCTCTTGCAGCCCGGAGTTGAACTGCTGCGCCTGCATGCCGCGGTTGACCGCGTTCTCGGCCAGCTGTTGCTGCTGGCTGTAGTCCTGGAAGCGCATCTTGCTGGAGATGTCGCCCAGGTTCTTCTGCAGGTCGCTGACGCCCTGCGAGGCCATGCTCTTGATGTTGGCGTTGCCGAAGCTGCCCGACCTGGACATCGCAGTGTCAAAACCCGGCATCTGGATCTGGTTCCAGTTCCGAACCACATCGCCCTGCGCCTGGTCGATCTGGCTGGCGATGAAGGGGTTGTCGAGGCTCGCGTACTGGTTCTGCCCAGGCGTCACCTGCATCGTGTTGTTGGTGTCCGGACGAATGGGGGCGGTCGGATCTGGCGCGCGGATCTGCATGTCGTTCCAGCCCGCATCGACCGGCGCACCGCCAGGGCCAGACTGCACCATCGTGTCGTTCTGCCCGGCCTGCACGGGGCCATAGGGGTTCGCGGTCGCGCCCTGCCCCTGCGTGCTGAACATCTGCTGCAGCGTCTGCTGCGCAGTGCCCATCAGCGGCGAGCCGTCGGCCGCGCGCTGGGCCATCGCGCCGTATCCCTGCTGCTGCCACGGCGTGAAGCCCGCGACGCGGTCCCCGCCGTAGGCCTGGTAGGGCATGTTGGCAACCTGCTGGGCCTGCTGCATGTAGCCCTGCGCGTAGGGCTGCACCCAGGCCGGCTGGCTGGTGGTGGAGGTGTATTCAGCCATGGTCAATTCCCCGTCAGATAGCGTTTTTGAACCCAGGTGCCTGGCGTGCCGCTTGCGACACACATCCAGCCCTGAATGACGTACTTGGTGCCAGGTGCGCCGGCCTCGACCGGCGCGGAGTGGTTGATCTCGTCGCCCTGCTGCCAGGTGCCGGTGGTAGGCGCCGCGGTGCGCAGGTTGTCTTTGGCCGCGAGCCGGCCTTCCCCGAGCTGGTTCAGCTTGATCGAGATGGCCGTCAGCAGCGGCACCAACACCACCTGCAGCGCGCGGTCGTAGGCGCTCTCAGGCTGAGAGCCCAGCTTGATTTGCTCGGTGACTTTCATCGTGCGCCGCCTTGTGCGAGATCGAGGCCCACGCCGCTGATCGTGGTCTCGAGGTCTACGTCGTTGGGAAAAACGCCGCCCGCAGTAGCGGCCACCACGGTGCTGTTGAAGGAGATGTCGGCATCGAACCAGTGCCCGGACGCCTTGAGGTCATACCTGCCGCGGCTGAAGTTGGCGCCGGCCGCGCTCGTGGCGTTGCCCTCGGACGGCTCGCCCGGGTAGGCGCGCACGACACACGACGTGCCTGCCGCGGTGGAGTTTGTGAAGCGAGCGTGCAGCGCGCTGCATCTCCTCGAGCCCACTGATCCGCCGATGTAGCCCGTGCGCAGCGTTGCCGTCACAGAGGTGGTGCCACTGTGAGAGCGCAACACGCCGCCGGAGAAGTCCAACAACCTGGCCTTGGTCCCGGTCGAGACCAGGGCGCCAAAGCCAACTAAGACGGCCTCAATTTTGCTGAGGAACGGCAACTCGACCTTGCCGACTTTCATACTCTCAAGGTGAATCGGCAGCTTAATGCCGGTGCCCTGTCGATTTTGAAAGCAAACCCAAAGGCACTTCTCGGTCGGCTCGTACACCACGCTGGTCTTATTTCCGGCGTTGCCGCCAAAACTTAGATTCTGTCGAAGCCAGTTCGAAATCTGGGGCGCGACGGGTCGCACTGAGACCCCGTCGAAACTGAATACACCGTCGATGGCCACAAAGTAGTGGATTCCATCGACATCGCAGACGGCGTGCGGGCCGACGGCGCCGCGACGATCAGAAGCTAACTCCCACTGCCAAACCGCTGCGCCGCCGACATATGTTCCTAGGTAAATCGACTGCTCTTTATACCCGACAGCCTGCTTGCCGAGGGCAAGCCCTGCGATGAACGCGCCGCCGGTTTGGACAAGGCGGCCGGTGTTGCATTGCGTGCTGACGCTCGGGGTCCAAACGGTGTGATCGAATATCCCGCTGCAGTGCCATTGGTCCGAGATAAGCGTGCTCGCCGTCGTGCCGGTGTTCAGCGCCATTACAAAGTCGCCGACCGGGAACAGTACCTTGGCGACCGGTGCGCCTGGAATATCTTCAAACCGCACACCCAAATAAGGCGAAACCTGAATTGGGTCTGCGCCATTTGAGGCAAGGGTAAATTCACCAAACGGCGCGAACACCCAGCGAGTCGCGGTGCTTATGCCGGTGTAGGGGCCGCCCACCGTTCTCGACTTGTCGACCCAGGCGGAAGCCACGAGCTGGTAAAGCCCTGTGAGAGTGCCGGCGAACTTGTCGAGGTTGGGCCGCTCATCGTCGGAGAACGCGCCGTAGCACAAGCCGCCCGGAAGCGCGTTTGACTGATTCACCAGCTCCCTGACCGCGCTGAAGCCTGTTGCTCGCGGCACCAGGTTCGTGCAGCTCACGATCACGCCCGGGGTTGTCGGCGGCAGGTCCGGGGCAAACCCGATGAGCGGCACCATCTCGACCATCAGACCCTCACTCCGATGTCGGTGCGGATCGTGACCGGGCCGGTGCCCTGCTTGGTGCGCTCGTCGACCAGGCGGGCCGACTCCATGGCGTCGCGGAAGGCGGTCTCGGCCAGCGCTGCCATCTCAGCGTCGCGCAGCCAGTTCGCGATCTCCAGCAGCAGCCCGTACACGTACACGCGCGGGCTTGAGAGCATCACCGCGTTCTCGTCGCCGTCGGCCGCAGGCGTGGCCGGCCGCGTGTAGATCCACAAGCTGAAGGTCGAGCCGTTCAGCGGCGCGGCGATGACGGCCGTGCCTCGCACCGTGTAGTAGGCCGGCTCGCCAGCCTGGCCCTCGTAGGGTGCGAACTGGTCGGGCGGCAGGAACTGCAGCGTCTTCAGGTAGCCGCCGACGGTGACCGTCATGCGTTCGACACCGAGGAAGCGGGCAGCAGGCACGGCGCCCGACACGAAGGCCGGCACGTTGCTCAGCATCGACAGCAGGCGCAGCCCGGGCACGGCCGCGGTGCCGTTGAAGATCCGCTCCTCAGCCATGGGCAGCGCCAGCGCCAGGGGCGTGGCCAGGTCGGTGCGGTCGGCCCAGCCGGCGACGGCGTTCTTGATCGCGAGGAAGTTCATGCCGGCCGATCAGCTGTCTTCCAGCGGGGTGATG